TCAATTCGGTAGCCCTGTATTCCGGGATTAAATTTATCAATGGCGGTCTTGTGGTGGTCAATCCAAATCATCCGCTCCGTGTGCGCCGGAACTTCATCAAAACATTCCGGCGACAGGTCGAGAACGTAAACCTCGCCTTCGGTTGGGAATGGTAGTTTTTTGTCGCCGTAATCCCATCCAATCAGGATGGCATCAGGTAGGAATTTGTGTGCGATTTCTCGACAGAATATGCCGTCAAAATCGGCACGGTGATAGATTACGGTTTTCATTCGGTTTTTCGGTTTTGGTTTTTACTGTTGCGGCGGGCCGGCGTTCGGTTGCATCGGTTGAGTCTGACCCTGCTGCAAAATCTGCATGACCTGTTGCTGCACCTGGGGAGCCACGCTGCCGAGCGCCTGCGCGATCAACTGGATGGCTTGGTGCATGGCCGTGGTCTGCGTAACTTCCTCGTTCACCTGCCCAGCGAGCTTAGTCAGCGACTCGGTTAACTCTTTGTATTGGTCAGGCGACGGCAC